CCTGTGCCCGTCTTTTCATCGCATCGGCTATTCTTTGATTGGTCAGTTCAGTTGGATCCCCCTGAGCACTTGCTTGTTGTAGCTGGGCCATCCTGTATCGATCATCCATTTCTAATCTCTTATTTTCTAGATCCATTTGAGATTTAAATCTATCATCCATATTACTACCACTCTTACCTGACATCTCATCAACTAAATCAGGTGTCCAAACCATACTTGCTTGAGGTGGTGCTGCAGGTGCTGAAGGTGCTGCTGGAGCAGCAGCAGCAGGAGCGGGAACTTCTTTAAGTGCATCGGGATTATCTTTAAGTTGTTGTAATACATCCTTTATTACTGACACGTCAATACCATTTTTTTGAACAATATCTAGTTGTGCAAATAGATCTTTCCATGCAAGATTTGCCTGGCGTTCTTGTACAGCTTGGGATCCTGATATACCGCGCAGACCGGCAGTCATTCTGGCACCTAAGTTACCCAATCCACCAGCTATTTTATTACCTGTCCAATCTGCGACATCAGAAGCCTTTTTCAAACCATATCCCGCAGCCGCAACTCCTGCTGCCGGTAAAATTGCTCCAGCTTCGTTCAATTGTAATGGCCTTGAACGCTTATTTTGTTTTGCGATTGATTTATATGCTTCTAATAAATTTTGTTTATCTTTTATGTTCATAATTATTTTCCAGTAGGTTTTACAGGTGCAGGTTGAGCTCCAGCAGGGGGTTGAGCTCCAGCGGCAGGAGGTGTAGGCTCTGGCGGTTTAGCAACACCTGCTGGGCCTTTTTGATCAGGACCACCATATGTAGCTACTACCATTTTAGGGTCGATAGGCCTTCGAGGATCAAATGGTTGAGGTGCACCCATTCCTGGGCCACCAGTAATGCTATATTCAATTACTGTTCCGTCAGGTAATTCACGTTGGTATGTTACCCTTTCTACAGTTGCCCCTCCAACATTCATGCCTATTCTATTTAATTCTTTATCAGGTTTATTACCGGGTTGTTCTGCGGATTTAGCAGCAGCCTTTTGTTTGCCTTGAGGTGAAGTATCTTTTCCACCAGCAGCGGCACCACCAGCAGGAATTTGTGGAGCTTGAACCCCATATTGTTTTGCTGCATTTTGCATAACTGTTTTAAGTTCACCATCAATATCATTTGGAATTTTTACACCCATTTGACGCAATTTATTCATGGCAGCAAACGCTTTTTGGAATGCAGGCATAGCGTTTTTAGAAACGTTGCGTTGCTGAACACCAGCACCAAATCCTTTACCGGATAACATACCACCAATACCAGCACCCAATTTACCTAGACCTTTACCTATACCACCGGCAACTTTACCTGCCCCATAGAGTCCTGCACCAATAGCTGCCCCTGGTATAGCACCAACACCACCAAATGCACTACCTATTCCGGCTCCAGCACCCATAGCGGCTGCCAATCCTTTTTCTTCAAGTTGTTGAAGTTCTGTTTTTTGAGAAGGTGATAATTTATTAGACTCTTGAAGAACTAATAGCTGTTTATATCTAGTTATTTGATGCTTTAAGGCCAAACCTAAAGGGCCTTTTATAATTTGGGCATTTTTTTCAGTTAAGCTTATAATATTTTGTCGACTAATATTTCTACTATTATCCACAACCTTATTATAGGCATTAAACATTTGATTGTTGTCTTTATATGTTTTCATATTATTTTATGCTTGAGGAGCAGCGGCAGGAGGTTGAGCACCAGTGGCAGGAGGTTGAGCACCAGCGGCAGGAGGTTGAGCACCAGCGGCAGGAGCACCGCCGGCTTGTAAATCAGCAATTTGTTGATCAATTCGTGCTATTTGTTGTTCCATTCCTGGTATCCTGGCTAGCCATTGTTGATTTCCGGAAGCATTTGCATTATCTATATTTTTTTGTATAAGTTCTTTTGATTTAGTTAATTGTGCAATTTTTTGATCATTTGTGCCACCAGCTGCGGGAGCGCCACCAGCTGCGGGAGCGCCACCAGCTGCAGGAGCGCCACCAGCTGCAGGAGCCTGTTGGGCTAATGCTTGTATTTGTTGGGTAATAGGTTGTAATTGTTGAGGTGTAACACCAAATTTCTGTAGATCAGTAGTTAATTCCTTTACCTTTTGGTCAATTATAGCTTTTAATCCTGCTTGTTGTTTTACTTGTCCTGCAGCAACACCAGTTCCCCCGCCGCCAGTTACAGCACTACCAACATTTTTTGCCCATTGTCCAGCGCCAGCAACCATTCCTTTTATACCAGCACCCATGGTATCGAATATGCCTTCTTGATAAATGTTTTTATAAGCTTCTTCTAACATTTTAACATCATTTTTATTCATATCTTTACTTTCCTTTTTAAGTTTTTCTAAATCTTTTGTATTGCCGCCGCCAGGTTTATTATCATCCCACTTCTCAGAATTGGCCAATTTTGTATTTTTTGATGGAAGGTTTAAATCATCTGCCATCCTACTATATTCATCAGCGCCAATATCATCCTTTGAAACACCCTTATTATCAAATTCAGTTGCTTCAGGACTCATTCTCTTCAAGCTATCTGGAATAGGAACTGGCTCCCAAGATTCATGATCAACTCTTTCAATAACTTCCATTGGTAAAGTTGTGGGATTTACCCAATTTGCGGGATTTATTTCTTGAACAACGTCTACATAATAACCCGTAGGGGCATCTGGACCACCGACATATCCAAGAGAAGTATTAGCTCTTTTAGTTTTTATTGCACTTAAACGAAGATTAACGTCTGTTTCTTGTAATTGCTTAATACGTTCCTTCATTTGTGCAGATGCTTCTTTTAATTCGTCATTAGAAAGCGCGTTTTTCTTAATTTTAACTAAATCACCAACTAAAAATCCACCTTGTTGAAATCTTTGTATGGCGGTTTCCATTAAAACATTATATTTTCCCGAAAAATTTATCATATATCACCTTTATATTATTTACTCTTTTTATTGACATAATGTTAATTTATCATTACAAAATTCGTCTATTCCCATAAATATTTACAACTATGAGCTCAATTAGACTTGATAAATTTAAAAAAGAAAGCCCTTTATCTACAACAAATAGCGATTTCACTTACACGGATATACATTTAGATTTTGAATATAGTAAATTTAGTAGTAATGACTTAGCCCGTGTACAAATCAATAGAGATTTAAGAGTAAGTTTTGATGAAGATGCTATAAAAAACAGTTTAATTAATTTGTTTAACACTAGACCAGGCCAACGAATATTAATACCTGAATATGGTACTAATATATATGGAACATTATTTGAAAGTGTAACTGAAGTAACCGGCAGAACATTGGGAAATCATATATTACATGCAATAGAACGATGGGAGCCACGCGTTAAAGTTGCTAAAGTAAATGTGATTGCAGATCCAGATGAGCACCAATATACAATAACTATCGTAATGTATGTACCAACATTAAAGAAAACTACTAAATTAACAGGGGTTATGGCTAAAGAAGGATTTACAGAGGTTCAAGAAAGAGAGTTTATATAGATTATGGAGGATGTTAAAATAAATTATACATGTTTAATATGTAATAAAAAATGTGCTAATCTAAAAGGATTATCTCTCCATTGTAGAAAAAAACATAAAATATCATTAAATAACTATACACAAACATATTACAATGTTGTCAATATTCCACGCAAAAACATGTATATGCAACGAAAAAAATATAGACAGATAGAAGCTGCGGGGTCCAGTATACAATGTAATATATGTAAACTTAAATTCAAAACTTGGACAGGATTATCTAATCATATCAGACAAAAACATCACCTTACTTCAAAAGATTATTATGATATGTTTAATAATGTAGGGAAATGTATTAAATGTGGTAAACTAACTAGATTTAAAAATATTAATATAGGATATTTTAGATATTGTTCCCTTGAATGTTCAAATTTTGACCCACGCATAATAAAGAAAAAAATAAATAAAATGTATCAAACATTATTAGATAAATATGGCACCAAACATACAATGCAGATCCCGGAATTTAAAAGAAAAAGCAATACGGGGGCATTAAAATTAACAAATTACATTTTACCATCTGGAAAGATTATAAAAATCCAGGGGTCATATGAGCGAGATTTTTTAAATTTCGCACTTAATCAAATCAATGAAAACGAATTTGATTTTGATAATATTCCCTTTTTTAGTTATTATATGAATAATCAAAAACATATTTATTATCCGGATTTTTATATTAAAACAAAAAAATTAATAGTAGAAATAAAATCAACTTATACACAAAAACTTCAAGGGGAAGAACAATTAAGAAAAAAGGAAGAAAGTGTATTAAATAATGGTTATAATTATATAACAATTTTGAATAAAAATTATAATGAATTTATAAACAAATATGGAGAAAAATAGTTATGGCAGAGTTTCCAATTCCAAGAGATGGATATTTATCGTTTGACGCATTTACGTTAAAACAACATATAAAAAATGCATTGAATAAATCTGGTATTTTTACGGATCAAAACTACGATGGTAGCTTCATATCAACCATTATAGATATAATTGCATACACTTTTCATGTATTAATGTTTTATTTAAACAAGAATAGCACAGAAACCATGTTCACTGAAGCTCAATTATATGAAAACATTAATCGTATTGTAAAAATGTTGGATTATAAACCTCTTGGCAATTTTACATCTATATTATCATTTGACGTTCAAGCTGGTGCAGCAATTCCAGTTGGATCATATGTTATTCCGCGTTATTCATATATAATAGCCAATAATATTCCTTTTTCGTTTATTGAAGATATTTCTTTTATTAAAAATCAAGAAAATAAAGTTGAAATATTAGAAGATGTAGGAAAAAATAAATTATTATATCAGGGTGTTTGGCGCGAATATCCTCTTTATACTGCAGTTGGAGATTTAAATGAATTAATTTATTTGACACCGGGAAAAAACATTATTATTGATCATTATAATATCGATGTATATATTAAACCCGCAAATACTCAAAAATGGGAAAAATGGGATCGAACGATGTCGTTGTATTTAGAGAATGGATATCGTAAAGTTTATGAAATTAGATATAATGAAGATAAACAATATGAAATCAAGTTTGGAAATAATATCAATGGATTGAAATTAAACCAGGGAGATCAAGTTGCAATATATTATTTAGAAACTAAGCTAAAAGATGGAGAAGTTGGTGTATATGCTCTTAGAAATAAAGTAATGAATACTTTTAAATCTACACAATTCTTGAATATAATGTCTGATTTAAATCAAAGTATAGGTTTAGAATATGTAACAGATAATTTGTTAGCAGAACTTTCTTTTAATAACGGGGGAATTTCAACATATTCATCTACAGAAGAAAATGTCGAAACAATACGCCAAAACGCACCAGGTGTATTTAGATCACAACATAGATTGGTGACTGAGGGTGATTATTATACATATATAACTACAAATTTTTCTAGACTTGTACATGATGTTAAAATATTTAATAATTGGGCATATTTATCCCAATATTTGAAATATTTTTATGATTTGGGATTAACAAACCCCGATAATATATCTAGGGTGTTATATAATCAATTAAACTTTGCAGATGCATGTAATTTTAATAATGTATACGCTTTTATTGTACCCAAAGCAGTGTCTGATAGTGTTGGTATTTCCTATTTGAGCCCAGCTAATAAACAATTAATTATTAGTACTACAGATTCAATAAAAACACTTACATCTGAAACAATTATTTTAGATCCTGTATATTTGGGTTATTCAATTTGTGCTCCTGTATCGGATCCGACAATAGAATCTGCAGATAATTCGTATCTCAAAATAATTAAAGATCCAATGTCTAAACGAGACGATTTAAGTATAGTCCAAGACGTTGCTCTTATATTTCAAGATTATTTTCGTAGAGATAATACAAAATTGGGCCAGACAATTGATTTAATACAAATGACTTCTGATATTTTAAATGTTCCAGGAGTTAAAAAAATATATACTGTATCAGAATCAACTGAGAGTTCTTTTGAAGGTATATCATTTTTACAATGGAATGTTGTTTATCCAGAAGCAGATATGGAAGTGATTTTTAACAATAGAACATTAAGTAATTTTATGTTCCCATTACTTATTGATGAAAAATTATTGTCGGGTGAAAAAATTAAGGTAGAATCGTCTACTAAGAAATATCAAGCAATTGAATACTAATGAATATATCTTTTAATTATGATTATAAACATGTTATTTGGCCAAGTTTAACAGCTGGACCATTTACAGTAATGTTTACAACTACATCTACAGATGCATGTTTAGAAAAGTATGAAGTATTGTTATGTTCATATTGTTCTAATTCATATTCACATTTTAAAGTGGCAGATGAAGATAATTTACATTTAATTCCAAGATGGAGATTTTTGGATAATAATTTTAATATTGTATCCAGTATTCCGATTAATAACATGGTTCAAGGCCCTGGTGGCTTAACGGGTTCAGCAATATTTTATTATGTAGATGATATGCCGACGGTACCATCACCCGTATATTTAACGGCAGAAATAAGCAATATTTGTGAACCATTAAAATGCTGTAATGTTAACAAGGGAGAACTTGAATCAAAAGTTATAGATACTATACCTTTATGGATAAATGAATGGTATCCTAAAATGATTAAATATACTACAGATGGTATAAATAATTTTTCAACAAAATGGGCAACATTTCCATTTAAGTGGTATGCAACATTGCATGATATAATTGATGGTATACCCGGGCCAATTATTTTTAGCTATTGTAATTCTAATAAACATAACTGTGAAACATCATTATTATCAACAACTGTAAAAATAATACCAAATCAGATTCCTTATGGAATATGTAATGATCATATTAAAATAAATGCATTTGATAAAAAAGGAAATTATGGATGGATTAATGGTACAGTTGCGATTACTGGTATAAGTCTCAATGATACCGTAAATGCGCATATTACAGGTAATATTAATATTGATTTGTCTGCAAACAACAATTTACCCGTAGCTAATAATTTTATGTATATATCTAATTCTGCTACAGGAGATATATTTAAATTAAATATGGTTCCATCAATTGATGATTCAATTGAATTTTTTAAACAACCGAATATTTGTTATAATTTTGATTTATTAGACAATACCGGCGTAACATATAATTCTTCTAAGTATCAAATAAGTACAAGTGGAATGCATTGTTTTGCTGTGTGTGATAATTATACCTGGATAGGAAATAAGTCATCAAACATAATTTATAAAGTTGATATATTAGGAAATGTTATACAAACAATTAATTTAAAACATGTAAACGGTAATACAATAACACATACCCCATTAACAACTGGGTTATCAGTAGACGTATCTTCGAAAACATTTTTATATAACATTGCAACTAATATTAGCCCTGATCCTCTTTCTGCGGAGTGTATATGTTTTAATTTTTACGCTTCTGCGACGCAAATATTAATGGATAAACTTTCGACTTTAGACATTAATATAAATGACAATGTATACTCTTGGCAAACCATAGACAGTTTCAATAAAACAATAGAATTACCGAACAATACCACAACGGTAAACATTTCAATATCTGGTAATCTTTTAAGCGAGCATGATTGTCATATATTGTCCAATACGCCGATCATCAATCTTATTAATTATCAGTTAAGTGACATACATTATTGCAATAATATATCCTTAACAGACATTGCTGTTAATGGAAATCATAATCTTTTTGTATTAATACAAGATGGAACAAAACCATATGTTTATAAATTTGATAAAGATGGAACTTTTTTAGGAAACATTATTGATTTCGGACCTGCAGTACCTCATACCGGGGTAGCTATTGATTGCACAATATATAACCATATTGTAGTACTAACTACGTTATTTGCCGACACGTATACCGAAGACGGATATCAACTAAAGCGCGCTTTACAAGCTGACCCGCCTCGTGTTAATATATTAGCAGACATCACAGAGAACAAATTTTGGTTATTTTATAACAATCAAATACAATATAATAGAGTAACTCCATGGCTCGGCTGGACAAGGCCGCCGCCGTATCCAATATATACAGTTGAAGATTTAAACAATATTAAATATGTAGCTATTGATAATGATGGTAATCCATGGTTCACGTGTGATAGCGACGACGTAAGATGTTTGATACGAGATGGTTCATCAATGTTTAGTCTTAGTAGTATATTTGATGATATTCCATGGGAGGGGCATGAAATAGGCGGCATTGGTTGTAGTATATATAATGATTTATGGGTTTTAGATTCAACAGATGGAAAATGTTATGTTATTGATTTAAATTTATTGAATACTTCATCACAAAAAATAGATGAATTCAGTATTGCATTAAATCAGCCAATACAAGTACAAAATGATTGGACAGGAAATAAATGGTATCAAAAATATAGCAGATCAAATAATAGTACCCAACAATATAATATTACGGGTGCAAGTAATATATTCAATATTCGCCCTTTTGAGTTACCGTTTGAATTAAGACGGTTTAATGAAAGTCGGGACATTTCAAAAGATATGCGTTCTTTTGCTATGGCACCACATATGAACATAAAATATAATTTGTGGGAAAACTTTTTTGGAAATGCGGTGGGATTAACAATACCAGGACAACAATTAGGAAGAAAGGTATATGATAGAATAGCTAATTTTCCAATGTATCATATTGATATTGACGATTGTAATGTAAAACAATTATATTCTATTGCGGCTTATTTAGATGTACCAATAGACGATTATAATTTATCATATCCGCCAGAATTGTTGAGACTAATAGATATAGGATCAGTAAAACACAATAGAATATGGGGCGAAATAGTTAAATGTAATTTGAACATTACACAAAATAAAATATGCCCTCGTTGTGGATATAGACATAGTAATTTAGGAGATAAAATTGAAGATCCATTTACATATACAGTAACCGCCGGTATGTCATTTATAAAGCATGATAGAACTGTTATTTCACCTGATGGTTGGACATTAGAGTATCCACCAATGTTTATAAATTCTTTATGGAAGAAGGTTGTTCTTAACGGAATAAATGGGTATAAACCACATGATATATCTGCAAGTAGTAATGGAAAATATATATTAGTGTGCAATTATAATCAAACGTTTTCAGCCTTCCCAAATTATTATATGAGTAATGATTATGGAAAAACCTGGATGTTTGTTGATATTGGTGATATTGTTGGATCCAAATATGTTTCATTTGTAAATGTAAGTCAATCTGGAAAATATATGACAATATCCTGTCATTCAAAGCGTATAAAATATAGTGACGATTATGGGGTTACATGGTCAACAATACAAATCCCCGTTCAAGGAAGCCAAGTACTGACTCACGTTCGTATAAATGACACGGGTGATATGCTAGCATATGGCACTCAACCGGGATATTCATATTCCTATATATATTATAAAGCCCATGATGATGAGAATTGGCCTGTTTATGGAAGATCAGTATATGATAATGCCATTGATCCAACATTTACATATATCGCATATG